TTTAATTTCTGAGTTAAGGTTTCTTGATTTTCAAAGAGTCCATCAAGAAGTTCGTACTTCTCTTGTGGGATATCAATATATGAACTTTCAAATAGTTGCTTTAAACCATTTATAAAGTTCTCAGTGACATCTGCTTTAATTCCTCTTTCAACAGCAAGTTCATTTTCTTTCATCCATTCATCAACAACATATCCGAGATAGTCATCGAGTTTTTCGGATAATTCAGAAACTGCACCTTCTACCTGAGTAGCAAGTTCAGCCTCATAATGTTCACGAATTTCTGTTTCGATCTCTGTGATTCTTTCATTAATAGCAGCCTCAAAAATAGTAGACGCTTTGTTCATGAAAGACTCGGAAAGATCTTCACCATCAAAGAGAGCAGCGAGTGCTTGTTCTTGCTTTGCGGAAGCAGCAGATGGTTTGGGTGCGATGGTAGCCTTGTTCTTTTTATCATTACCTTCGGTGCCCTTATCTGTGTCAATTTTAGCGTGCTTGCCTTCTGCGTCCTGATAAAGATCAGGATCTTCTTCAGTTTTAGCATTGACTACGCCACGTTCTGCTTCGTTGATAGTATATGTTTTATTCATTTCTTCTGTCCCATATTTGTTAGAGATGAAATCGGCAATAGAATCCACGAATGAAGACTCGTCATTAGAGTTTTCTGTATTTTCTACTACCTGATCTAATGTGTTGTTATCTTCCATTGTGGAAATTCTCCTTTGTTAGATTACATCTAATCATAATTTATTTATAAATGTCAAAGTTTTGACAAGAAATTTTCGAATAGTTTTATTGCGTTTTCTTCAAGTTGTCTACTTGAAGTATTTTTGATTTGTTTATAGTACTCATTGATATCTTTTTCATGAAGAATACCGTTGTCCCAGATCCATTCTTTCCCTTCCATAATACCATTTACAAAAGCACTAGGAGCAGATGGATCAGCAACAATGTCTACAGCGGAAAGCATGAAGTCATCCTTTACATACTTTACGCCATTCTTTTCTTCAAGAGAACCCATACCGCGAGAAGACACACCAAGTTGTGCGCCTTCACTTACGAGATTCTTTGCGATGTTGCCCATTGGAGTATCGAGAAGTTTAGCCTTACCGACTACATCATTATTCTCAAACTTGAGATCTTTGATCATATGTGAAACACGATCAAGATTTACTGTTGGACCTTCTGGATGATTCAATTCACCTAAAGCACGATTCTTATTTACAAATGCTTTATTGTATCTTCCTACTTCATTTTCAAGAATTTTCTTTTCGTAGATTCTACCATTTCGGTTCTTCTGCTCTGCTTGCATAAAGATACCTTGAATGAAATGGTTCTTCTTACCAGTACTCTCATCCTCTTCGACGAGATACTGAATGTCTTCGTTCATTTCTGTGATAAGTTTCATTTTCTGGTATTCTCCATTTCATGTTTTTCCCTGTGGTATTTTGCTTTGATCTTATCTTTTTGTTCGTCGGTAAGTTTCATATACTTGTCTTTTTCCATACCATAAATTATGTCTGGACCACTCTCAGCGTCTTCGTGTGTGTGGGTAGTACCACCTCCTCCACCTCCCGCTGCTTGTGCGCCATATGCTCTACCTCCTGACATTGCACCCTTGACAAGACTTCTTCCTTTACCCAACAAACCTTTCAGTCCACCACCTAGTTTCTTGAGTAAACCACCACCCATTTTCTTCAGTCCACCACCTAATAATTTACCACCTACCATCTTTGCTGCACCCATTGCTAATGGTGCAAGAAAAGGTATCTCATCTAATTGTTGTGCTTCTTTAATCTGAAGAAATTTCTCTTCTATCTTTTTTTTTATATCTTCTTTTACTTCTTCTTCGTCACCGTCGTCTTTCTTCACTGCTTTCTTTACAGTCTTTCGACGATTCTTAAGATACTCATCAGATTCATCAGAGTCACCGTCATTGTCTACATCATCATCTTCTGCGTCAACAGGATCAAGTCCTTCACCATCATCATCCTTATCGGTTGCCTTTGCATACTTTGTTTTTTTCTTTTCGTCCAAGGCAGCAGAAACCTTCTCGTAAAGATTTTCTACGATTGCTTCTCTAGCACCAAAAAGATTTTCATCTAGTATGTTGGTAATGATATTTCTAGTAGACATTAGGAGATTCCCCTATTTTATTATTCTTAGAAAAATTCATTATTTTATCAAAACTTTCTTTTGATTCCATTAGTGAATTTCTCATGATTCTTTGATTATTTATATTTAGGTTATCGTGTGCTTTGACTAGGCCTTTTGCTTCTACCAGAGATATTTTAACCGAACAGTCATCATTCAATGTTACCTTTATTGGTTCTTCAGACATAATAATGTTTTGTAGAGTTTTAATTATTACAGAATCTTCTGTATTTTCTTTTATTTCAGCCTTCATATCTTTTGCAATGAAGTAAAGCATTTCTTCCACATCACTATCTGCAATATCTCCAATTGTTACTTCTTTGCCTTTAACAGTAACAATTCTTCTGTTAGCACCAGCATTCATTGCTGCTTTCTGAAACTTTTTAGCGTCCATTGGACTTTTAAAGATATATGAACTTGCCCCACTTCTTCCATATGCTTCATCTACATTTTCTTCACTGTCACTGGGACTAAGTAAACCCTTAGAAATCTCTTTGGTTGTATCTGAAAACCTGTCTGCAATTTTTGTTTTAATTGCAACATCAAATGCATCTTTAAAGCCATTTGCATCATCATCCATAAGAGATGAAAACATGTTTTTTGCATTATCGTCCATTAGTATTCTTCTCCTGTTCCCATCATATCATCTTCTGTTTGTATTTCGCCTGTTTGTTTTTCATTATCTATTTGAGATTGCATTTCGTCTATTTCCTTTTGTGACTGACGCAATATATTTTTTCTGATCCATTCTGTAGAATAGTACCTACCTATATAGTCTTCCATCTGGCTTAACAGGTCTAATCTTTCTTTCATTATCTCTGTTTCTTTAAGTTCGCTAAAATAAGAATCCTGAGTCCAAGTAAAATCAATATCTTGGGATATATTCTTCCAATCGTCCTCAGTCAAAATACCTTTAAGTACTAACTGGGTCTTTAGAAGAGATACAAAAATGTTCGAGAATCTAGTTCTTAATTGCTCAATGAATTTGAAAAATT